AGTCTGACCAACCATCAGATCATCAGGAGCAAAGTTGCCGCCAGACAATCCAGTGTATGTCAACTGCTCAGTTGCAATTAGTGTTGTAGCTGTTGCTACATTTGTAGTACCATATTCATATGGATTAAGGACCATACCGAGCTGACGATAGTCGTTGTCAACTGGGAAGTCACCAGCACCTTCTGAACCATCCAGCTGGACGTTCAGCATAGTGAAGAAACCACCTAGCTCTGTAACAGGATCTGATCCATGTCCACCGACAGGAGAGATTACTGCTCGAGCAGTAGCTGCACTACCACCGCCACCACTAATAGTCACGACAGCTTGACTATAGTTGTTTCCGATAGTGCTCATTGTAATTTCAGTCACGACCCCAGCAACAACAGTAGCTGTAGCAGTAGCACCTGCTCCATCACCATCAATGGTAACTGTGGGTGCACTTGTGTAACCTGTACCACCAGCTGTGACACGAATACGATGAATCGCACCAACTTCCGAAGCAGTCTGAACATCCCACTGAAGGGATCCGTCATCAACTGTCAGAGTGTTAACTGGGATAAATGTATTTGTCAAGAACTTAGAAGCCTGTGTACCTGATAGCGTGTACATATACTTCCAAATGTATCCATCAGCTGCTTCTGGGTTAGCATATACGTTGGTGCCTGTTGGCTTAACAACGGATGCTCCAGAGCCGACCTTGAGACATTTGTACACGTTAAGGTCATCAGTAATAACATAGAACTGTTTAGTAGTCAGAGCAGAATCCTGATCATCATACTCAGCGTATGTGTTACCTGAAATCCAGTTGTAACGAGTAATGGCGTTTGTAACATCAGACTGAGCAATGCGCTTCAGCGCAACCATTTTTTGCTGAGCACCAAATTGGTCAGCAACTCGATCGACGGGCGTTGCCACATCTGTGTCTGAGTTGGGCCATGGTTGGCTTCGTCCGATAAAGAAATATACACTATCCGTGCCAACAGTATTGATAAAATTGTCGGCGTTACGGACGCGCATGTCTTGTGTAATGATAGCTGTCATTTTTACACTTTCACTCCGTAGTGCGGTTTACTAATATTATTTATATCTGTTCTATGGCGTGGTCGTGATATCAATCTGAGAAGCAGCAGAAATATTAGTCTTCGCTCCATTGACTGCATCATTCAACGTATACGTTGCATAGACAGAAATAGGTTCGTTGTTAACAAATTTGTATTGATCAATATGTAGCCAGGTAGGACCATTGGCATATATTGGTCGTGATACAATTTCAAAGTTAAGATCGATTTCAGATTCAATCGAAATTGGTACTCGTACAACAGGTCCAATAATAGGAATTGGTGCATCAAGTGCTGGTAGACGACCTGGCTGGACCAGAGGCATACCATCTTTGAGAGCACTAGAGAAAATAGTGATCTGTCCAAAGAAAGCAAAACCAGCAGGGTGCAATAGTTTCTTAACACTATCACGCCAGAAGTCAATCGTCTGACCTGTTTTAATTACATATGAGAATGATTGATAATATCTACTATCCTGAATAAACTTCTTAACAGATAGCTTCCCATCATCATTAGTCCAACGGTTGTTGTTAGCATCCCACTTACCATCGGAAGGCTTTAGAATATCTACTCGTGGGAAGAACAACTCAATCTCATCGTTAAACACTAGATTGAACAGTGCCTGGTAAGATGGAGTAGACCCCTTTGACAAGTAAATGTCAACAACGTTTTTGTATAACTTACGCTTATCAGCACGAATGTTTTCTGGAATCGATACAGCAATCTCTCGCTGTAGATATTCTAGGAATGCTTCTGATGTACGATCGAGATCTCTCTGATCATCGAGGTTGCCAAGAAGCGCACCAGGATTTCCAGGTTGCTGGAGCCATTCAAAGTATGCCTCCAAAAACTCTACAAGATCAGGACGCTCTACTCTAATATGCTCAGGAATAATCTGAGTAAGAGAATAATTCATTAATCGTGTCTCGGTACTGTCTGATATCCAATGCCAGCAACAACACCACCTGTTGCAATAGTATCAATCTGTGGCTCTACTGTTACTGCATCCATATCAATCTGCAAAAGCTGATTACGTTTAGGAGCAATATCATTTGAGTCTGGTGATGCAGTGATTGTAATGTAGCTTCCATCAAATGCTTCGGGGTTAAACGAATTCAGAATAAATTTACCTTCTTCTGGAACAATTCGTCCTGCATTGATAACTGAAACAATTTTCTGGTTAGCAACCATTCGGTAGATTCTCAGAAGATGTTCTGTTGTATCTGCTGTAGGATTGTAGTCCTCAATAAATTGTGTAAATCCATTCAGTGTAAATGCAGATGATGATACTACCGTTTCATTTGATCGTGTTGTATACAGCGGAGATGAAAACTCCAATTCATACTTAGAAGGTGTTCCAACAGTTGGCACAAACCGCTTTTGCATAAACACACGAGCAGTACTGTTAAGGATCGAAGCATCGCTGTTATCGATACGACTCAACAATTGTGATTGACGGAACACACCATCAAACTTTTTCAGAATACTATCGTTGTAATCTGATACAACATCAATTACCTTTTGCTTCAATTCACCAGCAGTGAGAGAAGTTAGGTTAGGATCATACTTAAAGAATACTTGCAAAGAGATGTACGTGTATGATGGATCAATAATCTCTGGAGTGATCGATACAAGGTTCTTTGTCTTGAGAATGTTATCGATGATAAACTGCTTCTGAGTTTCTGATAATGTCTCAGCTGACTTAGGTTTGATTGAGACATACACTTTACCGTATTCTGGTGGTTCGTTTTCTTCACCGCCCCATACAGCAACGGTCTCTGCATCAGAATAGTTGTTCTTAATAATAGTTACATAGTCATCAGCTGTCACAACTCGGTTTTGAGATAGGAACGATAGAGGTGCGTTAAACTTAACTGAGTCTGTATCTTCTCGATCAGCTCCACCACCCGACTTATCTACAATTGTAATAGTCACGTTTGTGTTGCCCTGAATAGTACCTTCGAGTGCAAAGGAACCAGCACCATTAGCAGCTGCACCATCTGTAACCAAATACTCAATCGAAACTACATTGCCTGCATCTAGCTTGTTACCAAAAATGTTATCACCAAAGTAGATTTCATACTTTCCATCCAAGCCTTCTTGGAGGAAGAATACCTGAGAATCCCCATCAACGTCAACAACATTATTGACACGAGTATAGATCGCTTCACTAGATGATGCACGATTAGGACGAACTCGAACAATCAGAGTTGACGAATCAACATTAGCATCTGGAATTTCATAACGCTGACGAGTATCTGTATCATTAACAATATACTCGAATGTACGAATAGTTCCCTGGTTAAGTTGTACCGCTGAGAACGTATATACACCGTTTACAGGGGTGATCGTTTGAGCTTGCAGGTTTACAAAGTTATAGGTCTTATTATCAATCTTCGTTGAGAAAATAGTACCACGGTCCATCGTAAGTGATGCAGGAGTCCCTGCAGGACCGTTAACTGTTAGATTGATTGAGGCAAATGAACTTGTTGTAGAACGTGGAATGTAACCAAGTGTTTTTGCATGAGAGACGACATTGTTACGAACTTGAGCAGTATCAAGGAACATCTCATTTGCTTGCATGTTAGCATTGAAAGCATTATAGAAAGTGTTGTAGGCAAGTACATCCAAAACAACAGACATACCTGAACCTTCGAAGTCATAATCCTGGAATTGAGTCTGACCCTGCAAGTATGTTTTTAGATTAGCTCGGATCTGATCAAAGTCGAGCTCAGTGACATTAAGTCTGTTTTTGGATACGTTAGTTGCCATCTTACCTAATTCTCTCGAGATAGAAAGTTACATCACCAGTGTCGAGGGTTGTGATTACTTGATAGCTAATTGATATTTTGTAGCTATACTGATCAGGTTGCGCTTCAACCTCAACATCGGATACTTGAATTCGTGGTTCATAGTTCAGCAGCGTTAATTCGATAGCGCGCTTGAGACTAATAGCTGTGAACGCATCAGCTGGTTCAAATAGCAAAGAACGAACAGTAGAACCAAGATATGGATTGAAAGGCCTCTCACCTGGAGAAGTTAGAATCAAGTTTTTTACTGATTGCTTAATAGCATCCAGATCACGTAGGGTAGTAATGTCCCCTGTGTTAGGATGTGGTTTAAAGTCCAAACCAATATCCGAGAAGAGGGACTTACGAGCAACTACTTTTGCTGGTAATGCTGATGCATCTGATAAGTTCTGTGTTCTAGCCATACGATTATTTATATGTTATTTACCCACCGAATCCGGATCCAAGTAAAGATTGTGCTAATGCTGCTCCCGATGCAGCCAGACGTCCATCATAATCTGCCTTTGCTTTTGCAGCTGCAAGGTTGTCATCAATAATTCCTTTGAGCTCTTCAATCAGAGATGCATCATTTGATGCTCCTTCATTTCTATTGAATGTTGCAAGTGCTTCTGTATATGCCTGAGCCTCAACCATATCTGTAGCCGTTCGTTCATAGACAGTCATTAGTTCTGATACTTTTGTTTTACGGAGCCGAGCAATCTCGATGGGATCTTCAGCTTCGGTAATGTATCGCTCATAGAACCTTTGTTCTTCTGTGGTCAATTTATTTTTACGACGAAACTCTTCAACGTTGAAATTCTGCTTTCTAGTTTTCCTCTGCACTTCGGGCCATAGAGGATCTGCTTTTAACTCTTTACGTATCGCATATAATGGGTCTAGGATTGTTTTGTAATGAGCCGTAATAGCATTCCGAGATGGTGCACCAATCAGTTTGATATAGTCGCTGAATACAGTACTACGTGTTTCACCAGAAGGCGAGTTTGTAGATGGCTGTGCTGAGATATCAAGAACCTGAGGTGAGAATGCTTCGATTGCTGTTGGGTTAACATTTGGAGTTAACGATGCAAGAGCTTTATCAACTCGTGTCCGAACTGTTTCACCATTCTCATCAGTAGTAGTT